CCATTAGAAGATAAAGAAGGATCTACAATGTATGCCCTGAGATATGCGTTCAGCGCATCAATAATTAATGTTTTATTCTTTGGGTTTGGTGGTGATAATGTCATAGTTTATAGCTTCCTGCAGTTTCGTTATTAATACTATAAATAACTTTCTTAATCCCCACATATCGCATTGCTTCATGACACATAGCACAAGGCATACTCATTTTATAATCTCCTTCTTTCCCTACTCTCATAACAAAAATAGTCGCTCCTTCGGTAATGCTTCGATCAATGCCCAGAATAGCACCTAGCTCTGCGTGGAGTGTAGCTTTCCCAGGGATCATGCTGCGGAAGCGGTTGCCAAAAGAACAAAAATTAGATTTATTAGAAGAGATATTTCGAATGGAATTTCCTTTTACAAGGATAGCTCCATGCCGATAATCTGGAAATTCTGATTGGATTGCTGCTCGCTTTGCTACTTCAAAATAGCGCTTAAGCCGACTGGTATATTTGTGAAGCTTTGGAGCACGCGGAATATATTCTGCACATACAGACATAAAAACCTCCCACTGGTTACTCTATTATTATAACCAAGTGGGAGGCAAAAGTCAACAAGTTTTTTATTTTATTTGATTTCAAATTCTATAACTAATTTCCCAGTGGCCACGAATCCACTGTCCATAAACCCAATGGGCCCTGGTCCAGCGCCACACTATTCCAGCGTGCCTATAATGCCGATGTCCCTTATAACGATAAACCTTTACATGTGCAGGCTTAGCATGATGGACATGTTGCTGATGTTGAGAACTATGTGCCCGTGGGGGACGTGCTTGATGATGCGGACGCGCTTCCGCTGTGTTCATCATCCCCATAAAAATTAACGCGAATAAACTTGTCATAACTATACTCCGGTTGTTATTCTTTGACAGGAACCGTCAGATCATCTGGATCGGCATAAAATGACTCAGCATCTCCTTCCCGATTGTCGAACTTCTGTACAACTTCCTCATCCATTAGACGCATAACCCTATCCCGAAATTCACTATCTTCTGAAATAATTTCATTCCATCTGGAGGGTTGGAACTTCTTCACATATCCATCGGGTAATTCCATAGTATACCAGGATCCTGCAGATGTAAGATATGCAGAGCCACGAATAGCATCAAACCAACTTTCTTCGTCTTGAATACCAATGTTATTGGATCCCCATAAAATCCGGAAAGCGCAGGAACGTCCTTGAGTTCCAAAGCGAGACTTTTCCAGACGACACTTCACTTCTGAACCAATCCGAAAGCCTTTTTCATCTTCAATAAAAGAACTCTTGGCCTTCCGTCCTGTGAGCCAGATGCGGAGAGAATATGAATAATGCATAGCCTTTCCGCCTGGAGTAACATAGGGTGTCGTCATCGCAATGATACGAGCATTTGGTCCCTGTGGAATATTAGTCTTCAACTGGTTAAGAACGATAAATGTTGCCTTCTTGTTGGCAATAGGAAGCGTCAGCTTAGACATCCCCTTTGCCAGAATGCGGGCTTTCATAGCCATCGATGATTGGGGATTAAAGTCTCCCTCCACATCACTAACACATGGTGTAAAGGCTAACGAGTCCCAGATGAAAACAAGTTGTTCGTCTGTCGCTCCGAGTAGCTCTTCAATCGTCTCCAATACAAACTCGACAGAGACTGCTTGGATATACATTAAGCGGCTCAGGTCGCACCCAGCACGTCTTAAAAAAGCTGGGTCGATGGCTGACTCGGAATCAAAATATACAACAAGCTTGCCCTGTTTCTGGGCGTTTGCGGCGATTTGAACTGCCATATAAGATTTACCTGTAGATTCTAATCCTGCGATTTCACTTGTCTTTCCTACAGGAATGCCGCTAACACGGCCCTTGGAGATAATTGAATCAAGCCACCGGGATCCCGTAGGGATCCATTCGGTTACTTGGGTGGGATTCTCTCCCGTTAGATCGTGGGCTACTTGAATGCCCGCTTTCTTATTAACGATCCCCATCAAATGTTGCATAGAGATCTTGCCTGTTTGGGTGGCTTTCTTTCTAGCCATTGTTCCTCCTTAAAAAGTATGGCAGACTTTGCCCGGTCTGCCAGCGGGTGCTAGACAAATTAACCAGTGCGAAGTTCTTCAAACGCCCGGTCTACTTCGTTCGTTTCCTCACCTTTTCCATACTTGGTGGTCTCAGATGAACGCTCCTCTGCCGAAGCAGAACTAGCAAGTTGTTCATCGAGAATAGCATCCACCTGTTCGGGTGTCAGCCGGTCGAAGAGACCGTCAAAATCGGGCATACTATCAAGGAGGGGAGGGATGGCATCCCGATCTTCCAAAAGTGCTGAAGTATTACGCCGCATCTTGAGATTTGTCTGTGGATAAGCCCCCGGTTTGGTGGGCTTGGTGTATGTAAGAGTGATATCGGTGCCTTCATCAGCATCGGTAACATCTCCATACTCGGGGTCGAGAATGTATCCAAGAAGAAGCTCGTAAGCCTGCTTTCCGTATCCATATACCTTGATACCTTCCTCTTCTCGACCTCGCACAACGACAGGCGAGAAGAAGCGAGTCCGTACAAACAGTGACTTCGCAAGCTTCTTACTTTCCTCATCGTTGGTGTCGCTTCCCTCACGCCAAAGCGCAGAAGCGAAATCGCAAATGGGGCAACGTTCCCCATAATTACGCTTGGGGCAGAGAATACCGCCCCGATGCTCTCCCACATTATAGTGAAAGAACATTTCCTTCAACGGATCGCCATCGTTCATCGGGACAATCCGAATGTCGGTGTCACCCTCATCTGGCCTAAACCAGATGGAGTTTGCATCCTTGGTTCCTTCTCCACGAAGGGCAGCTAACTTACGCCGCATTAGTTCCATATCAATACCCATAATTTTCTCCTTTTGCTGGGTTGCCATCAAGCCTTCCTTGATGTCTTTATAGTAACACTCTCAACGTAGCATGTCAAGAGTTATTTTGAATTGCGTTAGTGTGGGCAACGCAGAACCCGAAATCTTGTTCTTGTGCTGTTTCATATATTGCATATGAAATGTTTCGAAAAGCATTCCTCGGCTTTTCTTTCAAACTGGATACAATGCGCTTGTGCAATGTTCCATCCTCCGCTAGTTTTTTCTCATTGATACACATATAATAACACAGGTCTCGCTCCATGTCAAGGGTAAAGAGCCACTTTTCTTCTAAATTTTTTATATTGAGGAAGCCTACCGTTTTAATACGGTTTAGGGGTGATGGCTTTGCGACTTGGCCAATCTCTGGCTCTGCGTGATTAAAATAGTTCAAGTAATGAATGGTTGAAAAAATAGAATTATTGAGAGTCTCAAAATATGTTTTAATGGGTACGTCTCCTAATGTCTTTTCTAACTCTACATTAGAAATAATCATCATTGAATTTAAAAGGCCAGAACGCGTATATTCTTGCAACACCCCAAACGCCGCATTTTCAAGAAGACGAGGGACACCGGTAAGAAGATCAATATCAGGCTTAATATAGATCAAATCTATTTTCTTATTCTTGATCTGTTCCAGAATGCCTAACGAATAATTAGAACTAAAGGAAGACCCCATCACAATAAACTGTACGTGGTCATGAATGTCTGCAAAGAACTTCGTGGTGTCAGGAATATTCTTTTCGTATTCTTCGGGATTTTCGTAAGACTTCAGCCGAAATTTTCTTTTAGAGCTACGCTTAATCTTATCGTTCATCAGAGATACATCGTATTGCGGAGCAGTGGTAAATTTTTCTGCGATGGCGGATGCGGCATTTCCCAGTCCAATTATAGAAATCATATCTTTAAATCCTCCAAATCATAATAATTAAGTCCGGCTTGTAGATTAACTTTAAACGTCGCTAATCTATTAGTAGCAAACATATTCCGTATAGTAGGAGTTAAATGTCGTTCTTCATCTGCGAGATCAATCACAATTTCATCATGTACAATATGAGATACAAAGGATTTTTTATCCTCTAAGAATTTATCAATCTTAATCGTTTGTTCCAAAACCAAATCGGAAGTCGTACTTTGAACGAGATAATTAAAGGCTCTCCGAGGATCAATCGCAATTTTACGATCAAAAGGAGTATGTATATAGCCATGCTGGTACCACTTTTTAAGAAGCTCTCTCTTATTATAAAGATTAGAAGTAATCGCAGTCGAATCAGGATTATAAAGCCATGCAAAAAAGGCTCTTTTTGCATCGACACGATTGAAATGCATTCTTTTCTTAAAAATAGTTTTCATATTATATGAATGAATGTCTTCTTCAGGTTGGGGCTGACCCGAAAGAGCCAGCGCTGTCCGTGCTTCGGCTCCATTATAATCTAAAGATAGAAACCAATCATTGTGAGGCTTTACGAGCTTGCGAAATTCCTTGCGTATTGTGAGAATAGGAAATCCTCCAGATGTAGCGAGTCTGCCGGTGTGAGTTCCAAAAAGATTATATTCAATATATCGAGGCCCTGCGATTAGTTTTTGGATACGCCGGCGATCAACGTTTGACACAAACAAAGTCCGACATTCTTTGTTATTTACAACTAAATCCCGATGACCTATTTTGTATATAAGTTTATCAATAGCAGCTAAATGTTTATAATGCTCTGGTTTCTCATAATTCTCAAAAATGTATTGCGTAATTTGATTCTTAATCTCACAAAATTCTAAAAGAAAGTCGTGCGGTACTAAATCATAAAAACAGTGTTCGCGTAAATTGATCTTGCCTAATTTAAAAGAACGTACATATGCTCGAAATCTCTTTTGCGCTGTTTTTAACTCTGCTTCCAAATAATGAGGGCATACCTTTGCCAAAGTCTGACCCTTACAATATAACCACGCGTACTCCACCGTTGAATCGTTGAGCGATCCTGAATATTTCCACGTATGTGTTAGTCCTGTTGGCATGTCTTCATTAAAATGAAGGCGTCCATTAGTATAAATCCCAACACATTCTGACTTATCGTCTAATGATTGAAAAAGCAATCCCGCTCCTATTCTCTTGCCTTTAGTGCTGTATTAATATAACTCAATGAGCCCCGATAGTCAAATGGTTTATTCAAAATTATTTCAAAATTATTGATAGCAACCCCCATTCCTTGTTCATAAAAGAGTTCTATACAATCGTCAATTAAGTCATTCTGTTCAGGGGCGTCGAAAGACGATTCTTCTTCAATTATACGAAGCTTAAAATACAACTTCAAAAAATATTCATCAGAAAATTCCTTAAACAGTCTTTCAGGAGTATAGTTTTGAGGTTTAATAAGTTTAGTGATGATTTGATTGTGGCAGTTTTCTGTTATTGTAAATTCCTTTACTTTGATGTGGTTATAGAGACGCAATAAATCATATTTAAAATTTTCATAATAACCTATTGCGGCTCCTTTAAAACCAAAAGTTAAAATCTCATCGGTATTATTTAAGCCGTATTGCGATGCATATGCCTGCATCCCAGTTGAGTCTATATCAGCCATGCTTGTGTTTGTTTTAGTGTATGTATGTTTGGGTTTAAGTGTGTCTGAGTGTGTGTCTCTCTCTGTATATGT